AATGATTCTAGTTGTACCATAGTTTGTCCGTACTTTAAACCCGAAAAAGTTGAAGTGTTTGAGGGAAAATATCCCCCGGGGACTTTTTTGGGAGCCGGGCGATGCATAGGGGGGGTTAAAATTTTGGGACCCCCCCTCCCCCATCGTTGAGTCCCCGAATTTTTTCTCTGTTAAATTTTTTCTCAAACTTTTTTATTTTTTTCTTTTTAAATTTTTGTTCTCTTCTTCTATCCTTGTTCTTGGTAATTCCTGTACCCTTTCATGATTAAAAAGTTTTACAATTAATTGTTTTATTAAAATTTTTACTTAATAAATTACTTTAATACTCACAAGGTACTAGTACATAGGCATAGTATGTGGCCTATGGTATGGACTAGACCTTAGGATAATCTGTAAAACTTTTTGAAACTTTCCTCCACATACCAGAGACATTCTCTTTAACAATCTCATCAATTGCATTTTGAATTGCTAAAGCTTGATCTGTTTCAGATACATCAGGTGAGACCCTAGCAATTCTTCCTAAGAAAGAAGCAGTGTTATAGCCTAAGCTAACATCATACTCATACCATTCATCAAACTCTGTGAAAGGATTGAATGGATTGTCTACTGTAGTTAGCATGTACTCTGTTGGCTCAGTACTAGTACTACCATTAGTACTATCAGTCATGATGCATCACTCACTTAGTGATACCTTGAGTGTGGTGAGCCCTACACCTAGAGCATCCGCTACCTCAGCCTGTGTATACCCAGAGGCCAGCATTGTTTGAGCACGGGCCCTGTTACTAGAAGTCATCTTGAATGCATGCTTGGGTAGAGCTAGGACACGTACTGATTCTGTGTCGGCGTTGTACAGAATCTTCTCTAACTTATCATTACTGATAGCACCAGCCTGAATAGCATTCCATTCATTCTGGGTGATCTTGATTCTAACTTTCTCAGCACCTGTTCTTCTACGTCCTTCATCTACAGCCAATCTCTTAACCTTCTTGATCTCTTCATCTTCCATATGAGGCGTTGCTTGCTTAGCCTGGGTAACAAGGGTGGTTGCAATTCGCTGGGCGGCTCTTTCTAGGGGGGCGTTCTTTACAGCAACTTGAAGCTTCGAATTAAGGGAGGCCACCTCATTAACATACACCTTCTTTGCAGAGGGGGAGGTAGGATTTGGCTTTGTAACATAGGCGTCTTTCCTAGCCTGGTTAGCCAAAGCTTTTAACTTATTGGAGTGCGCTGCATAAGTACGTTCTATCTCAGTACCAGGGGTTGAAACAAGACTAAATGCATCCTCGGTTTCAGCAAGCCTCTTAGTTCTTTGTAGCCGGGGTCTAGTTTCTCCCGTTTCAATCTGTACTTTTTTACCAGTGGCTGGATCAGTGATAGTCTTTCTTACCGAAACTCGTTCTCCACTAGGAACAAATACTTTCTTCCCCGTAAGAGGGTCAATTTTTCCACCTTCACTGGCACGTCTTTCTACTTTTTGAGGAACATATACTTTTGCTTTTGCCCGACTGATTAGAGTAGCAGCTCCCGAACTCGTCTTACCTTCGAACGTTCCTTTCTGATATTTCTCTTTCAATTGCCGGATTCCATGATCCATCTCAGATTGCTTGAAATTAAGCTGATGTTTTTCGGAATCGATAACAACCATCGAATGACGAACAGCTCGAGAGATCTCATCGTTCGATGCACCTTTAATCGTCATATCCGTAATCAGATTTGAAACATTACCCATCTCCGCTTGCTTTCTCGAATTTGTAACTCGAGGAAGATACGATCCATCGGGGATCTTATATGACATGGGATCGAAATCTTTCAGCTGATCGAGAGGATCTTCTCTTGCAATTTGCTTTCTAGGATTAGGAATTACCAACACAGTATCGCCATCGAAATCAGCACCAGAAAGATGCTTGGCAACGCTATGATGAATACCCACAGAATCATGTCTAGGAGAATCTTTTCCCGTTCCTAGAATATTCCGAGCTTCACGATTACGATTGTTGACGGTCAATTCCGGAATCTCAAACTTACCGCCATGTGGATAACGAATAAGAACTACACGTTCTCCATCTTTAAATGTGGGCGCATAAATCTCATGAGGCTTGATCGATGCGATCGGAAGAATAACTTTCGTTGCCTGTCTAGGAAGACCTGCGGCTTTAAGATGAACGGCTGCCGAATCAGTTTCATCAGCAAACTTATTGAGTAGATCTTTCCGAACTGTTGGATTCGTGAGAGAACTGATCTCATTGAATTCTCTCATACGACGATCGAAAGTCAAATCGAGTTGTTGCTTTGCTAATTTTGGGCTTTGCTTCGACAATACCTGAGATGAAATATTCCTCGACCACGAATCCCAATCGCCTTCTTCTCCGGATCCTTCTTTAGAAGCAGGACCTACGATATTCATAGCCGATGATACTTTTCCTTTTGAATCATGAACCTGACGCACAATAGAACCGAATGGATTATTCTCATCTGGTTCAAGTTCTTTCATTGCATCGTGTTTATTTCCCGAATCATTCTTGTTCGTATTGAAAACTAAATCAACGCCATCAGGTAGATCATCTTTATAGATCGCCATACCTTTTAGATAATGCGTGCCATCAACTGCAACACGAACTTGAGCATAGCGAGACGATCCAATCTGAAGATCTTTTACACCAGGACGAACATAAATAACGCCGTCCGCTTTATCTCCACCATCTTCCTTGTAATTAATCCCAATTCTTCTAGAACTGACCGATATAGGAGTTTGAATACCGAGGAAACTACGGCCTTGATCTTCTGAGTAACTTGTGATCGGCTGAATTTTGTCACGATTTTTACTAATATCACCGAATGTCGTACCAGGAGGAGCCAATACTTTTGTCGTTGTTCGCTTTCCTGCGCCAAACTGCTGAGGCAACTTAATAGTCTCTACGACATAACCCTGTTCTTTCAAGACTTCAACTGCTGTGTCGAAACGAGTTTTATTAATTCCCATCTCGGCTTCAGTACCACGACCAATATCAAGGTACGTCTTCTCTTTCACATGCTCTTTTAACACATTGGCCGTAGTTTGAATCACGTCTTTATTATCTCTTTCATGATAAGAAAGAAGAGCACGAACAGAAGATTCGTTGAGGCCACCCATTCTCTCACCGATTGCCCCGTTCGAATATCCTTTTTGCTTCAATCTCCAGGCCATAAGAGATTTCTGTTGCCGTTGCTCAGCAAGAGCAATCGAACGACGAGCTCGAAGCTGATTCATCGTAATACCGTGGAACTTAGCGATCTCGGAATCTTTCATACCACTTTTACGCTGTTCCTTGATAATATCAAGAAAGCTTCTATTACGTGGAATATTAGAGTCTTCTCCTCCGGATCCCCAAGGATATCGACCAGAATGCCGAGGAGTGCCGATATGCTTTAAATATTGTTCTTCAGTAAAGATCACGACTCCTCCTCAAGTCTTCGATGACTGATGATTTTGTCGAATTCTTTAATTTTATCCATAATAAACTGAATCTCTTCTGGATCAGCTTCGTAAACACTTATCTCATTATCTTGATAGATGCGCAATTCAATCTTGATGTCGAACGGATTCTTTTCGTATTCAAGACAGAACAATGCTGCATACACTTCAAGTTGATGTACAGACCCAGGATATACGCCAGTTTTAAGATCGTGAATTCGAAGAGTATTGTAACGAAAACAAATTGTATCAGCAGTCCCGAAACAATTCTCTGAATAGTAGAGAATTTGCTCACATTCCATTCGATACTTAATTGCATCATTAATATACAATCCGATAGTTCCAACAAAACTGGAGAGTCTACCTTCTCGGATTTCTCTTAGCGCATACTCATGTTGTGCGGTGCCATAATCAGCGGCTTGAGCAGCAGTCCAACGCTCGAGCAATCTATTTGGCGTATAATGAATCCAATGGTATGAACTAGGGCTTAAGAACGCGTGCTCTCCTTGTAGGCGTAAATGCTTGTTGAAGCGCACTCAAGACTTCCTCTTCATTCTCGGGATAAATATAAGAGGCAAAGGACATCGTATCTAAATGATCCACATAGTATTCTTGATTAGGCTGGGTAGGAGCATCAGCCGACGGTTTCACTTCTAAAGACGCCCACTTTCCACCCCAAAGAATAACCAAATCTGGGATTCCCTGGATATAACCAGGATCTGATTTCAAAACCATGCATCCCGGAAACATATCGTATAATTTCTTGATCAATTTTGCTTGATACTGACGTTCAGTCATATGGTCATCCGATCCTCGCAGGATAGATTGCAAGATGTCGTTGCCCCCAATGACCAATACCTGAATCTACATGGTGTCGCAAATCAATTGTATTATTCGTATCCACATCTAGTTCAGCTTTGATAAGTCGAGTACCAACAGTCAACCAAACACCGGCTGTTGTATTCTGATTATGATACAAATTTGCTACGTTCACGTCACCGACATACAACGCTGTAAACCCGTAGACGTTTGTGAGCGAAGCATAAAAATTTGCTCCAAAATCAATTACGTAATCACCGCTGTAGTCGCTACTAAAAGTTGGAAGAGAACCAAGAGCTACGTCGATTGAAGTACTAGGGGTAAAAACATCTGTTTCATCGTTACATAGCCAAGGAATTCCTCCGACAAATTCCCACTTGTACCGACTTGTTGAATTTTTGTTGTATCTCAATCGCCACGTATAACTAGGGTCAGTAATTGAGTCGACGAGAATATGCTCTTGACCATTTACAGGAGACGAAGGAAGTTTAGTATCATAACCAACACCAAGAGGACCTACGTTAGGCCAAGCGATAGGAGCACCTGTCGTTCCATTTATAACACAGAGATAAGCAATCCCGTCAGGACCGATTACAATATCCCCTTCGTTATAGGTAACTCCTTCGGCATAGCCACCATTATATTTCAAATCGACCGATGATCCGGAAAGTGGTACCCATTTCGTTGTTTCTGGGTCTGGAATTATACTCATAACACCCTTACCGGAGTAGCTTTGATAATTCGCCATTGTGCATGAAGAATTCCCTCAGAGCTCTGCTTATAAACTAGTTTCAAATTTTTCCCAGCTTCTACTCCGTACATGATCTGTTCTTGCATGGCCAAATTTGCCCAGATAGATCCTACACTTTGATACTGCATCATCTTGTTTTGATAATGCATCATAGAAACTGGTGCAATAGTATTTTCAGCACAATCCCAAATACCAGCATACATTGTGTTACCGGCAGAATTATACATTTGAGCACTAGCTGATACTAAATAATCACCGTCCCTAGGTAGATCAAGAACTGGGCCACCATTCCCTACATCGGCCCACAAATCTTCTACCGAATGATCTTCGTCTTCCATACAAATAGAAACGATTGGCGGGCCACCAATAAACTCCCATTTATATAAAGACGAAGCTTTTGCGTTATAACGAAACAACCACTGATATGTAGAATCAATGATTGAATCAACGAGAATAGCTAATTGACCACCTTTAGGAGATTCAGGAAGATCTGTTCCATAAGAGAAACCCAGTGCAACTCCACCCAACGGTACCCAATGTGTTTCTTCTGGATCAGGATATGTCAAGACACCCTCACTGGAGTCAAAAGAATAGACGCTGGTCCGAAATATGTCGGAATAGGTTTGGTAGTAGATCCTTGTATCTGAATTCTCTCACCTTCTACAAGAGTAACAGGACTAATTACCGAAGAAGTTCCGGATACCCAATGAGCAGCGCCGATAATTTGTCTCCATGTAATCAGATCCAAGCGACTCTTTGAGCCATTGATACGAAATTTAGCTCCATACCCATCATGCGGCTCATTATTATTCTGAGCAGTACAATATGATTGAACCTGATAATCTCCTGATCTTGGAACTGTCATGTTTATCCCAGGAATATCCATATAAGCTTCACCCGAATTGATCAATATATTTCCTCCAGGACCTACAAGCTTACCTGGTCCACCGATAAACTCCCACTTATGCTCATGCTCAGAATAAACATTATACCGAAAGTGCCATTGAAATGTAGGCTTTGTGATCGAGTCTACCAATATAGCCTGTTGACCATTAACTGGATTTTTAGAAAACTCTGTGGAATATCCAATAGGAGGAATAGAATGAGGATCAGGAAAAATCCATCCCGAAGGTGGATCTCCTGTATCGCCAACACATAAATATGGACGATTATCAGGACCGATGATAATATCGCCACCACTATACTCAACACCCTCAGCGTAAGCTCCGTTATACTTTAAATCTCGAGTAGAGATAGGCAAGGGAGGTGGAGTAAGCGGATCTGGAATATTGCTCAAGAGACTCTCCTCGAAGTTTCAGGAGTTTGACCGGTATCACAAGTTCCAACAGGAATAATAATACAATTCCGTACGCCAGAAGTAGCAATACCAAAAATAGTAATACTAGACTGATCAACATAATCAATATCAATGAGAATAAGGTTCGTACCAATAGCATTGGTCACCCATCGAGTCTCACAATATAAGGAACAAAGATAGTAGGAGGCAAATTCTCATGTGCAGTACCTGAACCAGCATTATTTGTACCCGGTGATTCTGCATTAATTGTATGCTGATGATTTTGATTCTGAGCTCCAGTAGTTCTTTGAAGAATACCCGCAGTTCCAGTTTGGTTCGTCGTCGTGAAAGCATATTGACCAGCAACATCATTGTAAAGAGTATTAGGATGCTGGTTATGCGTAATTGTAGCATTTTCAGAATTAGTACTACCACCATGAGCATGAGAGTTGACTACATGCCCATGAGTAGCTAGTTCACCAACTGTCAACACATGAGTCTCTTCGCCAGCTCGACCAGCTACGACAATAGCGACAGCTCTGACGGTTCGGTTAGCTCGAGTTCCACCAGGCATAGCATCGAGACCATGAGGGACTACGCCTCTTAAATCAGGAACACGAAACATTCCTGCGCCTGGATCAGTTTGACCATGAGCAGTTTTCCACTCGGTAGCAATATTCGCTGATGCCTCGGGATATGTAGCTGAAGCATAAGCTGTTCCGTCAGCCCAGACCCATTTACCATACTTCACTGGATCTGGTAATGTTTTTCCAGGCCAAAGCTTAACTTCTCCTGGAATGCCACCCGCAGGACCGGCTGGACCTTGTGGCCCTGTAAGTGCTAGTTCCTGCCATCCAGCAGAAGTCTTTACCCTTACTGGATGAAGGTTTACACTCATCCAGAGACAGCTTCAGGAGGAACTTCGGGAGCAGGAAGCAAATAATTAGAAGATGTACCCGCTTCTCCTGTTGACGGAATCATCGATACTGATACCGAAGAATGATCCTTGTTTGAATCACCACCAAGCGCGTCAAGTATCAACTGAGCTGCAGCTTCTGCGGTATGAGAAAATGTTTCTCCATCACCAAGCTGCACCATAGAAGTTATCTGCATATTATGTCTCCTTTATGAAATCCTCGTTGGAATCATCGACCATTGAATATTCGAGAAGTTACCATTAGCAACATTATTCTGAGCAGCTATACCAATTCCAGTTCCGCCAGCAAGTGCTGCTTTGTAAGGGCCGATTGAGAAAATATTCGAATATCCGCCAGCAAACGGCCAACCAAGAGCCATAGCCGGTCCAAAGACTCCACCGGGTACACTTCCTGCCCAAAAGATAACATAACTCGTATTCCCAGCGCTACCATGACTCGATTGAACACTTGCTTTTAGAACATACTCACCATTACGTGGTGGAGCAATAGCGCTGGCAACAATATTGGTCCAAGTATTAACTGCAGTAACTACCTGGTTAGCAGATGAGTAACCAATATACTCGGTACCACCGACAAATTCCCATTTATACCCAGAGGTAGAACCAGAATTATAACGGAAATGCCACATGTACGCCGGGTTAGAAAATGAATCCGTAAGCAATACTTCCATACCATCATATGGAGTCGACCATGGTGCCGAATTAAGAATTGAGGCCGCTCCGAATGCAGGCCTTTGAGCAATCAATAGCCATTGACTTCCGTCAGAAAGCCAGGTGCCAAGAGCATCGTATGCAAAATAAACCGTGCCAGGGGGTACTGCGTTAGCAGCAGGACGAGACAGATAAGTGCCAGTAAGATGTGGTACACCTTTTCCACCAAGAGGTACCCAATCTGTCGTGGCAGGATCTGGAACAATAATACTCATGATACTCGCACCGGAGTAATCTTGATAATTCTGAATTGTCCAAAAATTGTTCCGGTTACGTTTGTTTGATACATGAGTTTCAAACTACCCCCTGCTCCAACACCAGGAACTAATTGGTCTTCCAGAGAGAGATTTACGTAAGTCATAAGAGCAGGACTATAATGCATAGCATACAATCCCAAAATAGTACTTGTAGTATAATTCCAAATACCCATGTAAAGAGTTGATACTCCACCAGTACTTTGATACATCTGACAACTGGCACTAACTAAATAATCTCCAGCACGAGGAATTGTGGCAATAGGCGCAGAAGCACCAGCCAAATCAGACCATGCCCCAGATGTAGCAGCAACACTTTCTGCAGGAAGACGATACGTCGTAACTGGTGGACCGCCTATAAATTCCCATTTGTAAGCACTTGCACTATTTGCGTTGAAACGAAAGCGCCATTGATATGTAGGATTTGTAGTACTGTCTACCAGTACATGTTCTTGCCCATTAACAGGATTTGAAGGAAAACTTGTTCCATATGTTGGTGCACCAGGAATAGTACTGGTCGACCATGGAGTTGGAGCAGCAGTTGTAGGACGAACTGCCATATAAGCAATTCCATCAGAGGCAACTACAATATCTCCATCCTTGTATGAACCAGCCGCATAGCCACCCCAATATACAAGATCTGCTCCAGCTTGACCCCACTTAAGCCCCATAGATTGACTTGAATCAGCAATCAGGGCAGTACCATTTGCACCAACAGGGAGTCGAGCAAGTACGTCCGGAGCACTTGCAGCAAGAATATCGCCTTTTGCATCTGCGATTAAACTTACATCAATTCCAGGCGGACCCTGCGGGCCCGTGGCGCCGGTTGGTCCAGTAGGACCCTGAGGACCAGTTGGACCTAATACCGGAGGAGCATCAGTATCGACCCAAAGAGCTCCATCTGCGACAGGTTCCGTCGGTTGTGCATCTTGTTGATAAATATCAACCGCACCTTTAGGACCCGCAGGTCCAGTTGCACCGGTAGAACCGGTTGGACCCTGAGATCCTGTAGCTCCTGTAGTACCTTGAGGACCTTTTAGATTACCGCGTAATGTCCAAGCTGAAGCTCCGGTCTTTTCATAATAATCACCATTAGACGAATCGAGATACCAATCGGCAACTGATCCGGTAGCACCAGAAGGAGCACCGGCTCCAGTAAACCACTTCTCACCAGCCGTACCAGCAGGTCCTTGAGAACCAGTAGCTCCCTGAGGACCCTGAGATCCAGTAGCTCCCTGAGGACCCTGAGCTCCAGTATTACCGATGGGTCCTTGAGAACCTGTAGCACCCGTTGCTCCTTGTGGACCTTTTATATTACCGCGTAGTGTCCAAGCCGAAGCGCCAGTCTTTTCATAAATATCGCCATTAGCGGTATCAAGGTACCAATCGGCAATAGCGCCCGTTGCAGTAGCTGGAGCACCAGCACCAGAAAACCACTTCTCACCAGCCGTACCAGCAGGTCCTTGAGAACCAGTAGCTCCCTGAGGACCCTGAGATCCAGTTAGTCCAGTATCTCCTTTAACTCCCTGAGGACCTTGAGCTCCGGTATTACCGATAGGGCCCTGTGGACCCGTATTACCAATTGGACCCTGAGATCCTGTAGCTCCGGTATCTCCTTTAACTCCCTGCGGGCCCTGTGAACCGGTATTACCTATAGGTCCTTGAGGGCCGGTAGCTCCAGTTGGGCCTATAGGTCCCTGTGGCCCGACTGGACCTAATACTGGAGGTGCATCAGTATCAACCCAAATAGCACCAACATCAATTGGCTCTGTTGGCTGTACGGGTTGTTCATAAACATCTACGGCACCTTCAGGTCCAATAGGACCAATAGGACCAGTTGCGCCTGTTGGGCCGGATGGACCGGTAGAACCTTGAGCACCAGTTAGTCCGGTATCTCCTTTTGGCCCTTGAGCGCCTGGTGGACCGGGAACGGTAGAAGGAGCTCCCGCTGGACCCTGTGGACCAACTGGACCAGGAGGACCAGGCTCACCGCGCATAGGTGTAACAACTTGCATCAATTTATTTTGAGAAACGGTTAACGGTAATGGTCCCGATTCGGCATACGTAATCTTAATAGTAAACCATTCACCATTATCAGTCTTTGTATCCGTGACATATCGATTCCAAGTATCGAACTGATTTGCTGCATAGAGATATAAATCATCGCCTGGATTTAGAAATGCGACACCAAGAGGTGCTTGACCATTTTGATCATATTGCGAAAGGTAAAGTTCTGTAGCACTCAGAACTGGGCCATTCATCTTCACGTACCCATGACCCGGATCAGTAGCTGTAGTATCAGTTCTCCATTGATATGCATATGAGGCAAGTGAAGCGCCAGGTGCTCCAGTCTCACCCTGTGGCCCTTGAGGTCCTAATCCACCCTGTGGTCCTGGAGGACCGGGGGGACCTTCGTCACCTTTGGTACCAATACCTCCAGCTGCCAAAACGAGTACATCGGGAATTTGTTTAAGAAAAAATGGAATAGGTGGAGGTGTCTCAACAACGACTTTTGTGTCTTTAGCTTTGACGTCCACAGTCAAATATGCGTCATCGGAAATTTCTACTTGAACGTCTTCTGAAATATCGACGATAATCTGCGTGTCAGGCAGAACGTTTACTTCAAGATCTGTCTCATCACTCTTGACCGTTATGCGTAGCTCATCTAGTGACATCGGTCACACACTCCACAATACCCTGGCATAGCGTACGTGGTTGTTTACCCGAGGGAGTCCATTGAATATCCCACACGCCGACAAATTTTCCTGTAGAAGAATCTGCCACAAGAGCCGCGGTTTGCGAACCAGTCAAAGAAAGAATTACGATACCTTGATATGCATCCATAAGACCGACTGTGAATGAGACTAGAGCCGAACTATCTGCCCGATCTAATTTAACTTGAGCGATAATCGTCCCATTCATATCAATTGGAGCACCGTTAACGTCGGTGCAAACTAATCGAAATTCAACACCGTCCCCAGCATACAATTCCAGATTAAGAACCTGAGGCTGGAGGTTAATCACGTTAACCATGCTCCTCCTTTCAGCCTTTGCGAATGAATAAATACAAAAAATAATGGAGAGATATGGTCTTCTCTCCATTAAAGTATGCGAATTTACAACTATCTAATATCTAATCTTGATTCACTTACTTTTTACTTTTTCCTCAGCTCCAGACTCGGGATACCGATTCCGCAACTCATCGTCCACTCGTTCAACAGAGTCCACCATACCCAATAGATGGGCATCTGTAACGATTGCATCAGTCCAAATTGTGATCACCCACGAATATACCCCAGCTGCCGTTCTACGAAGCTCGATTGATCCACGACCAGGAACAGGATCTCTATATGGTTTCACAGTTTCGTTCATCTCACTCTCCTATTCATCATGAAAACCAGATCCAAGCAATAAATGCACCAATCTCAAAAGCGATGATAAATGTAGCTAGGACAACAAGAAACCAGCCAAGCTTATACATCAACCTAACCAATAACTAATCTTCATAAATTCCGAATTCCTGAAACGTGGGCCATACGTAAGTTCTATTCCGAATCGAATATACGAGGTCTTCTTCCAATAAACCGTACTTCGTGGCGCAATCGAAAGAGTTATTGCTGATATCTCCCGATTTAAGATCGATAATTCGTTCAAGAATCGCGTCAACGAGCGGATACTTGAACTGCCAGTTGTACTTGACTGCAAACCACCTCGGTCTCCAGACAAGATTATCCACATGGTTGTTGTGGCGATCCCCATCCATGTTGATCGGCGTGTCAAAAGGGCCTCCAGGAGCCTCTATAAAGGCTTTAGCGACCAATAGAGGCACTGATCGATGTCTTTGCTTGCCATCCCGCATTAGGCCCACCTGGACCAATCCATACTGATTCTCGGATAAAGCTAGGATTCTCCCGGATTTGTCAGCACGAATTCTTCCATGATCACTGACACTATACCCAGGAAAACGCTCAATGGGCTTCCAAAATTCAATCATCTTCTCCAGCCTTGGGCAAGCGCGTAGCCTTGGGCAAGCTGCTGCCTTGCGGTGGGTGTTTTTCCGATATTATCTTGCCAAGATTTTTGTCCCCAAAAGTTTTTGTATAAACGTATGTAATATCTATTGTTGTCTATATTGTATACATTTTAAAGGGTCGCGCGTGGGAGTAAGAATATAGAAAGTTTTTGGCCATAAAATCTTGGCAAATTTTTCTACTCGTCCAGACAGTCGTTTTCAGCCTAAATATGCCTATTTGCAGGGAAAAAGCATCTCACTCATCCTCGTCCAGATACTGATTTTTTGCCAAGATTTTCGGTGGTTCTTGAAAATCCTTTGTAAAATCGAGTGAAATGTCGGCTACGTTGAAATTTCGTTTTGCACGCAATGCAGACCAGATTGCAGCGTCAATTACGCTCTTCGAACGCAGTGTATAGTAAAAAAGGTTGGCAAATGGGCTGTTTAGACGATCAATCCGTCCATGTGCTTGATGCCAGTTCTTGTACGAATATGTCAACGAATAGAAGCAAATCGTGTCCGTTTCGACACAATTCCAGCTCTCTGACCCAGCTACGTACTGAACCAGATATATCCATTGATCGGACGTCGGAATTTGCTCGTGTTTATGCCCATTCCACTCTGCAACTTCCAGTTCTCTACCAAAATGGCGCAGAATATCTAATTCGTAGTTGAAGTTGTAAAACAATACGATTTTAGGATGTTCTTCTAGAAGAGTTCGTACCATCCTGACACGCGATGGGTCACTGTTCACCACCCTACGCATGACATAAAACAGCTCCGCGACGTCACGTATGGGCTTGTTGTGGTAAATATGCCATCTGTTCTTGATCACGCTGTTTAGGAGCTCTTCATTGTACCCTACAGTCCGTACACGCTCGTGCTTGATCTTCTCATTCGGGTACCGCATATGAACCAGGATCTTGTTACGGTTCTTGATCAAGCGCCCCACATTCAAATATCGAGCGACCTTTGGAAACTTTGAAAAGGGAGCATACACGACGTGTTCCGCTTTGAACTCCGTTCGGTTTTTGTAGAACCCATTCGCAACGAACACCGGTATGTAGTCTAACCAAGTGTCTCCCGGAGTCGCGCTCAAGAGGATCCACTTGTTCGCCCGGACGATCTTCAGAAAAGCCTTTACCCATGCACCACTACCGATGAGTCGTTGTTCGTCGAATATGAAGAATGCGTCTTTGACCTCCTTGTACTTGTCGATGTTATTCCAACTGTCCACTGTCAGGACGCCGTGAAAGGTAGCGTCGAGTTCTTTACCGACACGAATATGGTTGAACTCTTCGTCCCAGTCCAGGCTGTCCCGTTTCTTTGCTGTAGTAATGACGTAGACATCTCTGTGCCGATGCTCAGCCTCGTAGTAGGCGACAGCCACTCGAGACTTACCAGAGCCTACGGCGCCCCACAAGATCTTTCCGTTGCTCAACTTTGCGAGCGCTTCTCTTTGATAATCTCTAAGTGGCTCTACAAGTGTGATGATCATTCTCCTTTGAAAAAACTAAACCGTATGTATAGTGGGCGGAGTTACTCTAAGGCCTACCCACCCTAGAAATAACTCCACCCACATTTTAAGCCTTGTCGACAAGCTTCGACATGACTTTGAAAATATCGAGCATGCGATTCTCTTCGCCTTCCATCATGGCCGTAGGAATCAGCTCTCCGAGAATATCGAGGATCTCATCTATGCGCTGCCGGTAAGGAACGGTATCCTCGACACGTGCCATCATCTTGAGACGCTCTTGAATCCTCGAAAGCTTCTCGAGATCTTCATCTCTATCTGAGACCGCTTCCCACTCCTTGATCAGATCGAGCAACTTTGCCTGGAGCTCTATCTTTTTTATAATCGACTCCTTATTAAGCAGCTTGATTAGGTGGCTCGGCAACGACCATTCGAAGAAGTTTTACTCCATAACTGCGAATAGTCCACCCATCGTGCTGAAGCTTCGTGACCTCTCGGAACATCGACTCCTCGTTCACAAGCTTTTTCGACTCGCCGTCATCCCGACGCCATTGTCCGAGAAGTTGTTTCTTGAACGTGATGTCTCTCATTTTTCCTCGCTAGGGGAGAATATACAAATAGACGGCAAGACCAATAACTATTTCACACCAGATTACAAGTAATAGAATGCCGCTCCAAAATATCCCCTTGTAGATCCGAACTTCGAGCGGGTCGTACTTGGTATACTCGATCCAGTGGCTGGTCATTCTCCCTTATTCTGTTTTTTGAGAATTTTCTCCCCGGAGAATTTTCTCGATTCCTTCTGCGTCTTTTGCTGAAAAGCCTGTCTGCGCTTGGACAAGCCATGTCGACATGATGCTGACTGCCATCTCGATACGATCTAAACGATCCTCGGCTGTGTCCAGACGTTTCTCTACTTCAAGCTTGGTTTCTGCCATATCACTCCTTATTCTTCTGTCGGAGCTGGCTTCCATCCATATTCTTCTGTCGGAGCTGGCTTCCATCCATATTCTCCCACAAAGTCAGTCGGCACTTTGCGTTCTACAATACGGGTACGTCCCTTGTGTCCATGAATCTTTTCTGCATGAGAAAGTTCCGAGTAAACGATTATATTCGGTATATCGGCGGTATAACCATAAAAACTAACCGCAACCCAACCGCTCTCAAATTCCACTATCTCTCCGACAGGACCAGTACCGCTGACACCAGATACATCTTCGTCACGGATCATTTCATATAATTTCACGCATTTACTCCTTTGGCCACAATATAACTTCGATAAGCTTTCCATCCTCGACTCGGACATTCGCCCAACGTGGATTCTTATCGGTTAATTCGTCACCACGAGCAATTGCTTCCCACGCTTGTTCGACTGACCATCCACGAGGAACCGGGATTGTGTGAATTTCTTTCATCATTCACCACGCTTTGAGCAATATAAGAAACCCCGTGAGTACTAACACAAATATCAGGACGAGTATCCAAACTATCATCGCATCCCACCAATCCACAAACTTCATTTCTTGTTCTGACTAGCTTTGATTGCTCGTCCTTGCTTGGCTGCCTTCGCTTTGGCGCCCTTACCCTTGTAATTCTTTCCAGAACTACCCCACTGATATCCACCTTTTGTCTTGCGAACAGGCATTACTCACATCCTCTTCGGAATTTCTCCGTTTCTGGATCGTATTGATACCAGCAAAAGGTATCAGCAAAAGGCATAGTATGTTGCCATTCGGTAGTGACACCGGTTGGCCGATTACAATGAGTACAACTACCACCATCTATGAGCTGGTCGAGAAGTCTCATGACGGCATGAGTTGGGTCTATTCCGGCTCCAGCATCCCAACCCTTGTCGAATTCGGCGATAGCCATCCAGACAACCGGCTTGTTGTCGTCGGAATATCGAATTTCGAATGTTGTTGCCCCCGCACGTCGTACAAGGTCTACTCCCGCCCTAAACAAAGG